TTTGGGTGAGGGGTTTGTTGAAGAGTCCGGAGTTACACCACTACAACCATTCTTGGGTGATTTACTAATAGAAGGTAGATTCGGACACTCTTTACGATTTGGATATACACCACAGACATCCCAAACTACACAACAACCAAGTTGGACATCCGATACTGATTCAGACCCAATCACCATATTATCAAATGGTAGAAAACAAAGTGGTGAATATAATAAGTTTTCAATAGAAAATATAGATGATGACCTTTCATCTATTTGGTTAACATCATCACAAAAACTTAGAATACAAACATCACAAAGAAAGTTGGGTAGTGCTGACTCACAATCATCATTTGATAAACCATCTATCGTACTAACATCAGATAGACTTTTACTCAATGCAAAGAACGACCATATTATTTTAAGTGCTAATAAATCTGTAAATGTATGTACACCAAATTGGGCAATGGACTTGGATAAATTATTTACAGAGATTAAAAATTTAGTGGATAAGGTTATAGAACTTAATGAAAATGTGGAAAAAGCACATACTGAATATGGTAACATAGCTCAGAATCTAAGTACAGCGCAAGTTACAACAGCTTTAGGGCCATCACCATTATTAAACTTTGCTACATACATCCAATCTAAAATCCAATCTGAAACTAATAAAGTTGAAACTCAACTTAATAAACAGAACATTCAAACTATATTACAAAATATAGAGAATATGAAACAATAACAAAAATAAACACTTTAATATTTATATAAAACAGAATACTATGAAACCAAGACAATTAGCAAAATTATTAGAAGCGATAGTAAGAAAAGTCGTAAGAGAAGAATTCAAATCAATGTTGAATGAATCCAACAAACCAATAAAAAAAGTTAAACAACCTAAAGTTGACCCGTTTGATGTATCTCACATATTTGAATCCAATACACCAAAGAGAAAACCACAAAAGAAAATGGAGTTTTCAAAAGATAGCATGGTAAATCAGATACTAAATGAGACTTACGAATCCAACGAATGGCAGAACATTAATAGTAATGGTGTTATGTTTACATCTCAACAAGCACAAGGATTCAATCGTGGTAATATGGCAGAGATGTTAGGATATGGTAGTTCCGAACCAACCGTTAATAATATGACACCGACCATTGACCCAGAGGGTAGACCTATGGATGTTAACTTAGAAGGTACAGCCGTTGGTGATGCGTTAACACGAGATTATTCCGCGTTGATGAAAACCATTAATGCTAAAAAGGGTAAATAGTGGCTCAACGAAGAGAATATAGATACAATCCAATAGATTTAGATAAAGATATTGCAGTTGGTATAACACTACCATTCGGAAAGAATAGTGGTTTATTCAACCTTAGTTATACCACAGAAGAACAAGCAATATCTAATTTAAAAAATCTATTATTAACACGAAAAGGTGAACGTGTATTCCAACCAAACTTTGGGTCAAGTATACCATCTCTACTTTTTGAACAAATGAATTCTGGCTTAGAAACTGATTTAGACCAATCCCTAAGAGATGATATAGGGTTCTGGTTACCATATATAGTAATTGATTCAATTGATATATCAGCTGATTTCGATAGAAATCGAGTAGCTATACAATTAGCATTTAGAGTAACAGAACAAGGAGCTAATACTCAAATAATTATTTTTGTTGATTCAGCTGGAGTTACTGAAATAGGATAGGATTAAATATGCCAAAGAAAAAATATGATACATTAAATAGAGATGTAAGTTTAATAGGTAGAGATTTTGGTCAGTTTAGAAAAAATCTAATTGATTTTGCCAAAACATACTTTCCAAATACCTATAACGATTTTAACGAATCGTCACCCGGTATGATGTTTATAGAGATGGCATCATATGTTGGTGATGTTTTATCATTTTATACAGATACACAGTTAAGAGAATCGTTACTCACAACAGCCGAAGAAAAAGCAAATCTTTTTAATCTTGCAGCAGCATATGGGTATAAACCTAAAAATGTTGTTCCGGCTACAACGAATTTGGATGTGTTTCAATTAGTACCTGCTGTTGGTAGTGGTGATAATGTAAAACCTGATATGACATACGCTATGACAATAGCTGAAGGTATGGTTGTTGGTTCTACTGAGTTTAGTGATGTTGAGTTTAGAACATCTCAATTAGTTGACTTTGCAGTATCATCATCATACGACCCAATCGAAATAACTGTATATCAGATTGATAACACAACCAATGAACCAACATACTATCTACTAAAGAAGAAAGCAAAGGTAAGTAGTGGTACTACTAAATCTGCCACATTTGATTTTGGTTCACCACGAATTTATGATAAGATTAAAATTCAAGATGATGATATCATACGAATAACCAAAATAACAGATAGTGATGGTAATAGTTGGACTAAAGTTCCATACTTAGCACAAGATACGGTGTTTGAGCAAGTAGAGAACAATGAAGATAATTCATCAGAGTATTTCCCTTATAGTGGTGATACACCATACCTACTTGAACTAAAGAAAGTACCTAAGAGATTCACTACACGATTTGAAGATGAAACAAATATTGTTATTCAATTTGGAGCAGGTATATCATCAAACGCCGATGAAGAGATTATACCAAATCCAGATAATGTTGGTTCTGCTCTATACAACATAGTAGGTTCGTTAGACCAGGGTATAGACCCATCCAATTTCTTATATACTAAAACATATGGAGTAGCACCATCCAACACAACATTGACAGTTGAATATTTGGTGGGTAATGGAATTACAGATAACGTACCAGCAAAAGACTTAACAAACATAACATCCATAACAACTACTTTTGCAAACGAAAACCAATTGGATGCAGATTTGGTTAGATTTGTAAGAGGTTCAGTAGCAGTTACAAATCCAGAACCAGCAAGGGGTGGTAGAAGTCAAGAGACAATGGAAGAAATCAGAAATAATGCTATGGCTTATTTCGGAGCACAGAATAGAACTGTTACAAGAGAAGATTACTTAATGAGATGTTACGCCTTACCACCACAATTTGGTTCAGTAGCAAAAGCATATATAACACAAGATTGTCAGTTACAAACCGCAGAGGTAAATGGGACTGTTACCACTACTGAAATTGACAATCCATTAGCATTAAATTTGTATACACTTGGATATGATAGTGAAAAACGATTAACTGAATTAAATCCGGCTACAAAACAAAATCTTAGAACATATATATCCTACCATAGAATCTTAACAGATGCTGTAAATATCAAAAACGCATTCATAGTTAACATTGGTGTTGACTTTGAAATTATAACCCTACCAAACTATAATGCGAATGAGGTTTTGTTGAGATGTATTGATGCTCTCAAAGATTGGTTTAATATTGATAATTGGAGAATAAACGAACCAATTTACCTATCTAAAGTATATGTATTGTTAGATGGTATTGATGGTGTATTGACTGTGGTAAGACCTAATATAAATGGTGAGGGTGGGTTGCAGATTATAAATAAATATAATGGTAACTACTCACCAAACAAATATGATATAAAGTTAGCTACAAAAAACGGAGTTGTTTATCCACCTAAAGACCCATCTGTATTTGAGGTAAAATTCCCAAATACTGATATTAGAGGTAGAGTAATACCACAAACTTTTTAAGGAGTTTATAAATGATATATAGAATATACGCACAGAAAGATACAACTATATATGAGCAAACAACTCGTAGGGCTCAAAATACTGGTGCTGATGAGATATTGGAAGTAACTAAGTTCTATGATGAACTAACTGATGAAACCTTTGAAGGTAATAGTCGCATACTGATTCAGTTTGATATAACATCCATATCACAATCCATAGCAAGTGGTGATATATCTTCAAGTGCTAAATTTTATTTGAATCTAACATCTACCGAACAAAACGAAGTTCGTTCAGAATATCAATTGGATATTTACCAAGTATCACAAAGTTGGTCAGAAGGTATTGGTCAGTTTTACTACAATCCAATTGTAACAGATGGTTCATCTTGGCAGTTCAGAACTGATGATGATAGGTGGGCAACGGGTTCATTTACACTTGGTACTA